ATGGCAGTTCGTAAGTTGAAGTCAGGCAAGTACCAGGCCCGCGTGTGGGACAAGAGGGCCAAGAAGTACGTTCCGCTGGGGACGTTCGACACCGAGAAGGAAGCACAGGTAGCCGAGCTTCGCGCTGAGGCTGGACTGGATCAGATCGAGAAGGCACCCGCTCCCAAGGTGGCCATCCCGCGTGGCCGGGAGAAGTTCGGCTCCTTCGCCCTCCGCGTCATCGAGGCGGGCAAGGACAAGTGGGCACCCTCCACCTACCACTCACACCTTCGCGACCTCCAGAAGCACCTGAAGGTGTTCCACTCCGCGGCGCTTGCCGACATCGACGCCGCAGACGTTGAAGAGTGGTGGAACTCGATGGAGAAGCAGAAGGTGGTGAGGAAGCAGGCCTACGCCACCCTCCGCATGGTCATGAAGCGTGCGCTCACCCGGCGTCTCATCGACTTCACGCCCTGCCTGATCGAGGGTGCGACGAAGGACCACAGTAAGAAGAGGCCTACGTTCAAGTCTGATGATGTCCGGCTCATCGCCATGATGACCGATGACCTCCAGATGCGCGCGGCCATCCTGGTCCTTCTGGGTACCGGCGTGCGCATCGGTGAGCTTCTGGCGCTGGACTGGGGAGACATCGACTTGGAGCAGGGGAAGGTGGACATCCACCGCCACCTGACGCCGTACGGCCTGGAGGAGGGCACCAAGCACAATGCCGACGGTAGGCGCGTGCTCCTCCTTACTAGTGAGGCCGCAGAGGCTCTGAGGGCCTACGCCTACTCCATCGTCCGCAACCCGCAGGAACCGGTGTTCACGAATGCCTGGGGACGCCGCATGACCTACAAGGCGTTCACCACTCGCTTCAAGCCCTTGAGGCTGACAGCGGGATTCCCGAACCTGAATCCACACGACATCCGCCATGTGCACTTAACCGAGTATGGCCGGGTGTCCACCTTGGGTGAAGTGATGGAACGTGGTGGCCACAAGGACTACACGTCTTCTCTTCGGTACCAGCACACCGACGAGGAACGCCAGAAGGCCATCATGGAGAAGCTGGAATCCGTCTCCCATTGAGGGGTACTGACTTTGGACGATAGTACTTCTTGAGCGTATAGATAGCTCAGCGGAATGGAAGCCCGCATCATCAATGGTGAGGCCACCCGGTCAGCGTCCTTCGTCTCCGCTCCGGGTGGCCTCTGCCTTCTCTGCTTCCACAGGTGAGAAGAATGAAACGTAAGAGACGACAATGACCAAGAAGTCATCAACCCCGAAGACCGTAGACCCGAACCAGTTGAGCCATCCTGACTTCCGATGGTTCCTGATGTACTTCCCAGATGTTGCGCTGGAGAAGGTAGGCCTCCAACGAGATTCCATCTTCTCCGTGGGTATGGCACTGGCTCAGTTCGGCAACTACGACACGGGCACCGGCATCCGCGTATCCAAGCTGGCTCTGGCCAACTTCTCCGGCAAGTCACGTAACACCGTGAAGAGAGTGTTGGACTTGTTCAAGGCCGTTGGAGCCATCGAGGTAGTGGACCACCAGAAGCGTGGTGGTACTCCATCGGAGAACTACCGCCTGAGGAAGTCACCATTCGTCACCAAAGTACTCGAAGCAAAGGACCAAGCGTTGAGAAAGCAAGAACCGATGAGTGTATCTGAAATGAGCACTCAGAACGATGAGTGGTCTCCAGATGAGCACTCAGTGTCACGAGATGAGCACTCAGTGGTTCCAGATGAGCACGATAAGAACTCTCAGAATGAGAAAGAACTGTCAGTCGCTAAAGCTCCTTCCCCGCCTATCGTCGCTCAGCCTTCGGCACGCGACGAAGCGGAAGAGGAGATGGATGAGATTGATCTTCTCTTGGCTGGTGTAGAAGAAGACAAGCCCAAGGCTGACCTGGCTCACTTCTATCAGTTGGCCGGACTGTGAGGCTTGATGGGTCCCTGGGTAAGTGCATCACTGCCTGTGGCCGCGATGCGGTGATCGCCACCACCCTGGAGTGTCACGCATGCTACAGGCGAAGAAGGAATCGAGGTCTTCCGCCGGTGGTCATCGAAGGTCACACCAAGAGGAAGCACGACTACGACCAGAAGCCATATGCGCCCCTAACACGCGGCAGGACATCCAAGGCTAGCCGCGACCTAATCCAAGAAGGCAGACAGGCGTTCCTGGCCGATAGCCACTACTTGGTGACTCTGGTCGAAGATGCACAGAAGGTCAAGAACGGTCTGAAGATAACAACCATTGGACGATGGGTCCAAGACAAGGAGTCGAAATGAAGTTCATGGTCATGATTTGGGTAGGCGTGCTGATGGCAGTCTTCGGACTGGCTCAAGGACTCATGGTCCAGCACCCAAGCTCACCACTCTTCGTGCTTGCCGGTGGCGTGGGTATCGTCCTGGTCATCAGTGGCATCATCGGCAAGGTAGATGAGAAGAAAACAACTAAATAGACCCAGGCGGGACGCGAGCCAAGGCCCTCATCATCTTCGGATGTTGGGGGCCTTTTGCGTGCTCAAAAGAAAGTTCGGAGAAAAGTGAGCAGTGTAAGGCCGAGCGACCGATAGTACTAAGTAGGAGGAGCAATGAATCTGTTCGAAAGCCTGAAGTCAGCAATGGGCCTGATGGAAGCGGTAATGGAATCTCGCTCCATCAGCTTCGAAGAAGCATTGCTCCTCCTCTCAGACCAGGCGGGTAGTGGGTGTTGACCTACTCACTACCCGCTTGACCAAGGAACAAGAAATGACAGCTAAGCACAGTGACCCTGAGTTCCAGAGGAACAGGCGCATCATCCGCGCACAAGTCACACGTGCACGTAAGCAAGGAGAACAGGTTGTCTGCTGGAGATGCGGCCATGAAATCTTTCCTGAAGGCCTATACGACGTTGGACACATCATCACTAACGGCGGGCATGGACTGGACAACCTTGCGCCTGAGCACAGAACCAAACTCCCCTGGTGCCAAGGAAACAGATCAGCCGGTGGACGACTAGGGGCAAGCATCACCAATAGCAAGAAGAAGAACTCTAAGACATTCAGGGACTGGGCATGAGGACACTGCATCGAGTACCGCTAAGCGATACAGCTATCAGCCTCATTGCCGCACTCTACGGACACGACCAGATCGTATCCATGTATCGAGATGGCGATTACGTCATCATCACCACCGAAGACCAGGCACACCTGGAGGAACTATGAATCCAGCAATTGAAGCACTCATCACTGCACGCATCATTGATCTAGATACTCAGATCGATGCAGTCAACCAGCACATCACAGTCATGGCAGAGTCCCTTGCCAGTGCGCAGGCTGAGCAGGATGCACGTATCGCACAGCGTGACGCATGGGCAGAAGAGAAGGCAGAGCTATACCTAGCCATCCATGGTGAGGACGAAGAGACAGACGATGACACCGAGTGAAGCGGCTGATCTATTCATCAGCATTGCCAAGTCACAGGGTGTACCTGACTCATGGCTAGACCGAGAAGCAATCGAAGAAGAGTTCCGCATCATCTTCGAACGATGATCGGACTTTTTTAGACCAGATCACACCAACCCCCGCCTTCGGCTCTACAGGCATCTCTCTCTCCGTTTCCAGCAAGTAGCAACCCAAATGCAAGAACTAGAAAATACTCCACTGCCACAGGCGGTGCTGGAGCATCCCCTCTTGCAAGAAGAAGCTTGGATTGCCTTCAGAGATGAGGGCATCACTCCCCTAGATCAGTCCGAACTGGTCACCACCTACGAGTCCCGCGCCGAGTTCCTCACCGGTGCCTGGCTCCTGGACTCCACCACCAGGCGTGGACTCCTCAACTCACTCGAACCGCAGATGCTCCGCGTGAGCGACATGCTCACGGCTGGCAAGAAGAAGAACGCCATCATTGAGCCGCGCCGATCCTCCAAGACCACCACACTCTTCTGCATCCTCCTGGGTAGGTGCTACCTCAGGCCTATCTACTTCGCTGGCTTCACCCTCCTGACCACCGCGAAGAAGACCACAGAGCGCTTCATGTTGGACATCTATGGACCCATCGTGCGCCAGTGGCCAGACGAGAACGCCAGGCCGGTAAAGGTCATCCGCTCCAACGGCTTCCAGAGGGTGGAGTTCCCCAATGGGTCCGTGCTCCACGCGCTGTCTCCTGATGGTGATGCAGTGCGTTCTGGTGCCTACGACATGCTCCTACTCGATGAGTCAGGTCACGCCAGCGTCGAGCGTTGGGAAGACGTGATTGGTGCCGTCATCCCCTCCTTCGACACCAGGCCTGATGGCCAGCTAGTGCTGGCAGGGACAGCCGGTAAGTACCGTGACGGCTCCGTGTTCTGGAACTACCTGAACGATCCGACCAAGGGACGCATCCGCTACACGGTGCCGGACGACACGGACCCGATGGAGCTAGAGGCCTGGGAGCCGTCTCCCGAGCACCCTGACGCCCGAGTACGTGAGCTAATCGAGCGCATCCACCCTGGTCTGCACGGCCTCACGACGCTGGAGACCATCGCTGAGAACTTCAACGACCTCACTAGTGAGCAGTTCACCTTGGAGTATTTGGGCATCTTCGGCGCTGAAGGCTCCAACATCCGCTTCATCCCTGCCTCTCTATGGGAGGAAGCCGCACAGGATGAGGAGCCAACCGGCAAGCCGAAGGCGTTCACGCTGGCATTCGCCGTCCATCCAGACGGCCTGTACGCCTCTGTGGCCTACGCAACTCTCCTCCCGGATGGCAAGACAGCCGTGGGTCTGATCTATCACCAGGACGGCGTACAAGGCTTCGCGCAGAAGGTTCTGGGGTTCGCCCGTAAGCACAAGGTCCCAGTCATCTACGACGTGAAGAGTCAGGGTGCCGCCGTCGAAGTGGAGCTACTGAAGAAGGCCAAGCCCGCACCCGACTTCGAACCGGCTGACTTCAATGCGGTCAAGCAGGGTGCCACCAAGGTCATGAAGGGCCTGCGTGAGCGCACTCTCATTCACTACCGCGATCAACCACTAGACAATGCCGCTGAAGTGGCTGTGAAACGCGAGATGGGCATGGGTGGGGCCTGGGGTTTCGGGCGTCCAAAGAAGAATCCAGAAGCAGACATCACCGCCATTGAAGCCGTTTCACTAGCGTTGCAGTACCTACGCGAGCCGAAGAAGAAGGCAAATCTTGAGTTCGTCTTCAGTGACGAATAAAAAGATGGCAGTTAGAGCCGTCTCTTCGTAAATCTGTTCTACAATTGAAGTAGTGCCTGAGGTCAAATATGGCACTTCGAATCGACATTCGGAGTACATAGACCTTGGGCCTTTTCAGTTCCCTCATCAATGGAAGCTACACGGCAAAGCCGGTAGTTCCTCCTGTCGTGTCCCCATGGATGGACACCGAGCTAGTCACAGCACTTGAGTCTGAACTCTTCGGCGTAGATACCGGCATTGTCACCGTAGACACAGCCAAGAAGGTACCGGCGCTTAACCGAGCACTCCAGGTGCATTCCACACTCCTAGGTGGTCTGCCCCTGGAGCTTCACACCAATGGGGTTCGCGCAGAGGTCCAGCCGCGATTCCTGTATGACACGGATGATGTCACGCTCTCCCCTTACCTCCGCACCGTGGGAATGGTCACTGACCTCTTCCTGCACGGCATTGCCCTACTGGGTGCGTACGACGGTGAAGACGGACTACCCGCTGACGCCATTCACATCCCGCGCGAGTTCTGGACGATCAACAATCAGGGTCAGATCGAGATTGATGAGCGCATCGACAAGAAGTATCACGCTCATCCCATCCTGATTCCGCTTGGTTCCAACGGCGTAATGGTCGATGCCATCGATTCCATCCGCTCATATCGCAAGATTCAGGGCATCATGTCTGACCGCCTGGACTCTCCAGTGGCTCAGACCCTCCTCAAGATTCTCGATGCAGACGCAAACCTGACGCCAGCCGAGAAGAAGAAGGTTGTTTCCGAGTACATCAAGGGACGCAACCAGCCAGGCGGCGCGGTCGCTCTGGTCCCATTCGGCATTGAAGTCGAGACTCAGGGAACGATTCAGGCCGAACTCTTCACCGAAGAGCGCAACCAGACCCGTCTAGACATTGCCAACCACTCATCCGTACCGGCATCCCTTCTCGAAGGTTCGAAGGCCGGTGGCGGTGGAGACATCAACTACTCCAACGAGGGTGCCACCCGCAACGAGCTTTGGGACTTTGGCACATCTCGTTTCGCCAACGCCATTGAGGCGCGTCTGTCGAAGAACGACGTAACGCCTCCTGGTTCCACCATCCGATTCAACAGGGCCTCCCTGATGGAGGTTCCTACGCCTCCTTACAGTGCGCCCACTGAGGACTAACGCATGACCAAAGTGATTATCGAGGCTGGAACTCTCCAGTTCAACGAAGAAGACCTGACAGCTACCGGACTCCTGGTCCCGTATGGCGTGAAGTGCCGCTCCAACCTTGGTGAATTCACCGTAGATTCCGGCGTCTTCTCCATCCCTGGTGACCTCACGGGCATGTCGCTCAACGTCGAGCACCAGCGCGAGGACGTTGTAGGTGGCTTCACGAAGGCCTGGGAGCAGGAAGACGGCATCTACTCCACCTTCAAGTACGCGAATACCGAAGCGGGACGCCTGGCTTTCGAGGAAGGCAAGAGCGGCAAGAGGAAGAACCTCAGCGCTGAAGTCTCTGGTGTCCGCATCCAGGGCGAGAAGGCGATTGCTGGCCGACTCTTCGCCGCCGCTCAGGTCGAGCGCCCTGCATTCGCTGGTGCCACTCTCCTAGCCGCTGAGGACACCCCCGTTGACGCGCCCGCAGAAGAGGCAGTCGAGCAGGACGACAAGCACCTACGTGTGGCTCTCGCCACTGAGGAGCTTCCCGAGGACATCACCGCAGTCACCCCTGAAGGACAGACAGCGGTCTACACCCCTGAGCCAACCCCGGCTGAGGAAAACCCAACAAATGAGGAGCCACTAATGGCATCTGAGAACGAGGCCGGGGCATCTGTACCGGCAACCCTCCTTGCAGGAGGACTGAACAAGAAGAACGAGGAAGTAGACCTAGGTACGGTCTTCGCCTCCATCTCCGCAGTACGCAACGGCGTTGACACTGGGGACGCTGAGACGTTCCTTGGTGCGCTCTCTGACATCAAGTACGACGCATCCGGTGGTCTGACTACGGCTAACTCCGGCGTGCTACAGCCCGCATGGGTCAGCAGGCTTTGGCAGGGAAAGCGTTATGAGCGCAAGTACATGTCGCTGGGTACCTACTCGACAGGCGGCATTCAGCTTGGTGGCCGCAAGGGATTCGTCCTGGACCAGGGCACGGCTCTCGTACAGGAGTGGAACGGTAACAAGACCGAGCTTCCTTCTGGTACGGCATCCACTGCAATCAAGCAGGCCTTCCTCAAGAAGTTCGCATTCGCCGCAGACATCGCCCGCGAGTGGTACGACCTTGAGGGTGGAGCCGATGTGCTCCAGGCCTTCTTCGAGGGTGTCGTTGATTCGTACGCCAAGATCACTGACCAGTACGCGCTGACTCAGATTTTCAACGCCGCTTCGAAGACCTCCGCAAACCTGGACCGCCTTGTAGCTCCGGGCACCTTCCCGTCTGTTGACGGTCACGACTACGAGACCGCAATGGGAATGGTCATCCAGGGTATCGAGGCAATCGCTGACGCCGATGACGATGCAGACTTCGCCATCGTCAACCCTGCCGCCTGGTCGCAGATTCTCTACACGCCGAAGGACCTCGTTCCTGAGTACGTCACCTTCAACGTAGGCGCTGGAACCGGTGCGGGTACCGCTGATGGCAAGCTCCGCATCGTGAAGGCTCCGCAGTCCTTCTTCCCTGGAACAGTCACCACTGCTCCGCAGGTCATCGTTGGTGCCAAGCGTGCCATTGAATTCCGCGAGCTTGGTTCTACTCCTATCCAGATTGACGCGCTGGACATCGCACGCGGTGGTATCGACAAGGCAACTCTTGGCTACGTCGAGACCTTCGTTGTCCGTCCTGAGTCTCTGGTTCTTATCGGAACCAAGACCGCGTAAGGCACTGAGGCGTAGGCAATGTACAAGTGGTACTCCGTCGATACTCCCCAAGCTCAGGAAAGATTCTCTGAAGCTTGGGGAGGAATTGACGCGCCCACAGATGAACTTGGCGCAATGCTCCTGGAGATTGCCAAGGGTGATGTCGTTGCCTACGCCTCTGCACAGTTCGATGACCTGGAACCAGTCGATATTGAAGACGACTGGGAAGACGCATGGGATGACGCATGGGGAGAGGACGACGCAGAAGGCGTTCCCGCTCGCTATGTCTTCGCTCAGCTTCAGCAAGCAAAGAACCTCTGGAATGCCGGACGCGCACAGTCAGATGGCGAAGCCGGATCAGAAGGATACTCCTTCGTGCCGCGTCCGCTGGACAAGACAATCAGGCAGTTGATTCGTCCGAAGCGAGGCATCCCATATGTCATCTAACCTTCGCACGGTCAAGGCGGACCTTCAGGCTTTTCTAGAAACTGTCGCTCCGAGCGGCTGGCTAGTACTGGACGCCGAGAAGGCGGGCACCAACAAGCTCACCAAGGTTGCCGTCACATACGAACAGCTAGACGTATCCATTGAAGCCGACGGTCAGCCACTATCCCCCGGCTGGGTTTGGGTGACATTCCAGCTTGTCCTTTCCACTCCCGAGACGGATGCCGTAAAGGGACTTCTCCGCCTCACCAATGCTCTCGCTGACCTCCTCTTGATTCTGGACGCTTCTCCAGAACTGAAGTGGACCGAGGCAACCCGAACGCGACTCACTACCGGTGAATCAGCATTCATCATCCCCATTGCGCTTCTCGCTGAGAACGCAGAACTAAGTCCTGAGGAGGACTGAAATGGCCGTAATCGCCGCAAACATCCGCCTAATCACGGCAACTATCTCCATCGGTACAGACGAGTACTCCGCTCACATTCAGGATTACTCGATTGATCCGACTCCAGTCACGGCTGAGGTCACCGACGTAACAGGCAAGGTTGTACGTCTTGCTGGTCAGTCTGGTTGGAGCGTCACGCTCAACGTCTTCCAGGACTTCACCGCCACTGGTCTGGCTCGCAAGATGTTCACCGATGAGGGCACCAACGTTGTGCTCAAGATCGTGGACGGACCTACGACCTGGACGCAGACCGTAACCCTGGTTGCTCCCAAGATCGGTGGAGCTACCAAGTCCGTTGGTGTCAGCACGGTAGTCCTGCCCGCCACGGGCAAGCCGGTTCCTACGGTTTCGGTCTAAGCCGTGGCAAGAGGATCGGGTTCCATCTCGCTCCTCATTGACTCACCGCTTCGTGATCTAGCGCTGGCAATGAGGGCTGTGCCCACAGACGTCAAGCGCGAGATTGGCAAGCAGACCAAGGCCGAAGCCAAGCCCATCTGGTTTGAAGAGACACGCGGTAGGGCCAGCACGCGAATTCAACAGCGCGTGCTGGTCAACTCCGCCGATGTCTCCGTGACTGCCCGCAACGTCACCTTCCGAACGGGTGGCCGAGGAAAGCTCTCCTCCGGCACGCCAGCAGAGCGCCTGGCACGAGCCGCAGAGTTCGGCATGAACTCCGGCAAGGTCATCAACTCCACGTCCAAGAAGGGCAAGGAGTACACCCGCACAGCAGGTAACGCCTTCGGGCCTAACCGACGTGGCGGAAACGTCGCATTCCCAGCCGCACGCGAGGCCATCCCCCGCGTAGCAAGCCTCTGGGTGCAGACAGCAAGACGAACAATTCACGAGGCCATTGAGGAGGTCTGACCATGGCACGCGGTGAAATCAAGATTCCCATGGCAGTCGATACCGGTGGTATCGCGAAGGAGATTAGCAACGGTCTTGTAGAGCCTCTAGAAGACGCTGAGAAGGCCCTAGAAGCTCTCACGAAAGTGGACGCTGGCCGAGACCTAGAGCGCGATCTAGACAAGGCTCAGGACGCCACAGAGGACCTATCCAAGGAACTGGATGATGCCCGTGACCAACTGAAGAAGTTGGGTCACGCCGCCAAGGATGCAGGCGACGACGCCAAGCGTGGCATGAAGGGTGCCGAAGACGGCATCGAAGAATTCGGTGACGAAGCAAAGAGCACCGCCAAGGAGTCTGCCGCCTCCTTCGATGGTTCCGCAGAGTCCATCATCGATGCCTTCCAGGAAGTGGCCGCTAACGCATTTGCTGGCTTCGGTCCTGCCGGTCTGCTCGCTGGTCTGGCCATCGCCGCTGGTATCGGTATCGCTGTCCAGGAGTTCCAGAAGGCCGCTGAAGCCGCCGAGGAGCTACGCCTAAAGGCAGTCGAGTATGCCGGTGACGCCATCGAGGCAGGAGTATCCACTGACAAGTGGATCACCAGCGCATCCGTCCTGGTCGAGCGCATCCGTGAACTTGAGGAAGCCAAGAGCACGGACTTCCGCGCGTTCTGGGATGAGGACCCGAGCCAGCTTGAGGACTGGACTGACGGCCTGGAGAAGATGGGCCGCAGTGCCGAAGAGGTAGGCGACGTACTCAAGGGTTCAACCAAGTCCGTTGAGGCCTACCGTGATGCCATCGTGGAGAACCGTAAGGCGATCCAGGACGAGATGGACGCCATCGAGAAGCGCACCGCCAAGACGGGTGAAGCCACCGAGGCAGACCAGGAACGCTACGCCGCACTCCGCGAGGAGCTAGCCGGTAGCAAAGATGTCCTTGAAGCCGTCAACGATGAAATCAAGGTTCGCGAAGCGGCCATCGATTCCAAGAAGCGCCAGTCTGCCGCTGGCATTGATGCCGCTCTGGCTGAGGCTGATGCCGAAGAGGAGAAGGCACAGCGCATCGAGGCCGCTCAGGATGCCGTAGAGCAGTCCGCTCTGAGCGCCTATGACTCCATGCGCAGTGCCGCCTACGACAAGGCCACAGCCGACGATGCCGCATTCAACGTGGACACCTGGCTTACCTACGTCGAGGAGACCCGCGCACTCGCTGACCAGTACAAGGCGAACTTGGAGGGCATGAAGCTCACTCCCGCTGAGTGGGAGAACTTCTTGGCTCTGCCTGAGGAAGCCCGTAACTCCATCGCCGCCTCCTACCAGTCCGCTGGTGAAGAGGGTAAGGAGCGCATCCGCTCTGCCCTGAGTGATGGAGGTTCCACCGCTGGAGCAGACGCCACTGTCGGCTTTGACGAGAACTTCAATCCGAATGCAGAGGTAGAAGTTCAGGTCGATACAGGACCCGCTGAAGCTGACCTCCGAGATGTGACCAAGAAGCGCACTGCCGAAATCGAGGTCAAGACCACAGGCAAGGCAGACGCCAAGTCCGCACTGGATGACCTGGCCAAGAAGCGTCACGCCACCATCGATGTCTCCGCCGACACGTCTTCTGCCTCCGCCACGGTCAACTCCTGGCGTCGAAACCAGGAGTCCAGGCCCGTCTACATCACTATCCGCGCCAAGAACGGCGGGAGCCAACTCGTATGACTCACACAATCACTGCCACCAATGGAGCAGGTTCCACTACTCCCCTAGCCGTCGCTGGCTACGACGCCGCCAGAGAGTCCAGGAACATCGTCCATGACCTCCTGGACGGCTCCATTGGTGTGTCCTTCATCGCCCCGCGTCCACGCTCAGGAACCTTGGTCACCGTCTACTCAGACCGTGCTGAGGCATTCGCGGCATACGCGCTCTACGCCCAAGAGACCACCTTCACCTACGTCTCCTCCGACCTCACCGAACTCAGCATGACATTCGTGCTGGATGGCTCTCTGAGCATCGAGCAGGACGACGAGCTAACTGACGTGTGGTACGTCAACGTGTCCTTCCAGGAGGTCGGACTATGACCTTCCAGAACAACCCCAATGCCAGCGTCACGCTGAACATCAGCACGTCTATGCAGATCGGCTGGTACTCCGAGAACCTGACCACGCTGGCCGCTGAAGAAGTCCTCTTCGAGACGCCTACTGCCATGGTCACTGCCTTCTGTGACTTCAACACAGGTGGTGCTTTCCCGACCGACTACGCCAACGCCGCGAAGGACCGAGACGCCACGCTGGTCATCGAGTGGGAGCCATTCGACTGGAACCTACCCAACAACTCCCAGCCGGACTACGACCCCGTAAACGTCACTGCCGGTTGGTACGACAGCTATATCACGTGGTTCCTGGGTGAGGCTCAGGCCGTCACCGCAGAGACACCAGTGATGGTGGTCTTCGCACCCGAGATGAATGACTCCGTTTACCCGTGGTCTGCCGGTTACGCCACGCCAGCCGAGTACATCGCCATGTGGAAGCACGTCTATGCCATCAAGGCCTCCGTTGCTCCGGATGTCCAGATGGTTTGGAATCCACTCAACTACGGTGCCTCTGCCTACGAGTTTGAAGACTTCTGGCCGGGTGCCGCATTCGTGGATGTCGTGGGCATCAACGGCTTCAACTGGAGTGACCAGCGCGTAGGTTCTGCCGGTTGGCAGGACTCCACCGCCGTCTTCGGATTCGGGTACCCAGATTCTCCTATCGAGCGTCTGAAGGACCTTGCCGGGTCCAAGCCGTGGGGTATCGGCATGACCGGCTCCGCGCCGGACGTGCCCGCCTACTTCCAGCCAGGCGGCAAGTACTACGCCAGCTACGGACAGTGGGTCTTCGACTCCCCCGCCAACCCTCCATATGAAGCTCAAGCATCGGACTGGATCACGCAACCAGGCGTGATGACGATGCTTCTTCGTCGCGCCTACGACTCCGGCGCGGCCTTCGTGAACATCTTCCATGTCAACAAGGAAACGGACTGGAGACTGACCGACACCGAGGCCGGACGCAAGGTGTTGCGCAACGCGCGCCCGAGCATCCCGATTTCTGAGGGTGAAATCACGCTGGACTCCAGCCGCTACCCATACGCAGAAGGAAGCGTAGATGTTCCTCTGACCACTGAGGAGCTTCTAGAGCAGATCAAGCCGGGACAGCGCGTCTCTGTGAATGCCACTAGTGATGGCTCCTGGGTCAAGAGCTACACGCCGTGGGTCGAGGAGCGCCGCAACCTTGCTGGCAACCCCATCCCCGCAACCACTTCTGGCTTCTCCGGTCCTGGCACGGCATCACTGACACCTGACGGCTTCACGATCACTCAGACGAGCACAACCACGCCTTACATCTTCTCCACGGCATCCACCGTGGGAGCGACGGCGGGGCGTGTCTACGCCTTCCGCGCCAAGATCAAGGTCACTGCCGCGTCCGGATCGGTCTTCACTCAGGTGAACGTCCGTCCGCACAAGAACACGGGCAATGCGTACTACACGCTGACCCCGGCAGTCACCGTGCCCGCCGATGGCCAAGAGTACGACGTGGCTTTCTACTGGACCTCCACGGTGAACATCCCAGCCGGCGAATCCTTCAATCTCAGCTTCGTGGGCAACGGTACCGGCCTGGCCGGAACCAAGTACTCCATGCGTGAAGTGATGATCGAGGACGTTGGGACGACAGTTCCGACCGTGACCCCGGCTGAGTACTTCGCGCCAGCGGTCACTGGTGAGCTTCAGCAGACCCGATTCACCGGCACGGTCAACGCCTCCGCATCCGTCCTGGAGACGCGCTCCATCACGAAGGTGGACTGGAGCGCCACTCCGGGCCTGTCGGCTGACCTTGTGCTGAGGAAGCGCACTGTCTCCCACGACGGCAAGAAGATCACTCTGGACATCGCGTCTGATGAGGCCCTTCTCACCACGTGGAGTGACATCGTGGACGACTCGACGCCGCGCACCCATGAAGCCAACCTCCGCAACCTAGTCAACTACGTCATTGGGAAGGCCGTCCCTGGGGCAACGCTCCAGCCGGGTACTGCCAACGCCGACATCACGGCGCGCTGGAAGGCTACCAACGCGATCCTGAACCCGAACGCGGCTAACGCCACCGGCTTCACAGCGGCTGGAAACGCCACCCTCACGTGGGTAAGCACAGCGAACGCCGGGTTCGAGGGAACCACCGGCCTCATGGTCGTAACTTCCGCCGCCGCTGGTCAGTCCTTCATGGCCATGCCTCAGAGCGTGAGCACCCGCAAGGGCGACATGTGGACGTTCAGTGCGTACGGGCATCGCCACAACACACAGCCAGCCATCAACGGCATCCTCCGCGTCTACGAGATGGATAGCGCTGGCACTGTTCTGCGTCAGGTCGAGTCCACTCCGAAGGCCCTTCCCGCATCGGGGGCTGGTCTGCCGTACTCGTGGGAGCGCTTGAGCGTAACCTTCACAATCCAGAATCCGAACACCACCAAGCTCGCGCTTTACGTGTCGGCAATCGCGGGAGCGGCTGGCCGTCAGACCGCTTGGGACGGATTCATGCTCACTGAAGGCCCGCTCCTTCTTCCGTTCTTCAGTGGGTCCACGGCTCCAGCCGGATACGTGACGAACTGGACAGGTCAAGGCACACCGGTACCGGACAACTCGACTTCCGAGCGTGCGCCCGCTGACGGTACCGAGCGTATGCCGGAGCTATTCACCTGGGAAGCAGGACAGACAGCTTGGGACTTCCTGGAGCCGCTAGTGGCCTCCGCTGGCTTCCGCCTCTTCTGCGATGAAAACAGGAAGTGGTGGCTGATCGACCCAACCAGCTTCACGGTTCCTGGTCGCTTCTCCGCGCGCCCTGATAACGCGGTTGAGGGTACGGACACCATGGACGCCGACGATGACGAGACAGGCATCACGGGCGTTGTGGCCGTCTTCAAGTGGACTGATCCGGACGGCTCTAGCCGCATCCAGAAGGACACAGCCGGTACCGCTGGGAAGGTCAAGGTTCTCGAATTCGAGCGCCAGTATCCAGGTCCGGGAGTAGCCGCCGCTCACCTATCCAAGATCAGCGGGCAAGGCCGTACCCAGGACGTAACCACGGCTACTGACTACTCAGTTCGACCAGGCCAGGAAATCCAGATTGACCTTCCTGGCACTGCCGCTCAATTGGGAACCATCGTCCGTGCCCGCTTCGAGCTAACCAACGGACTCATGCAACTCGGCTCTGCCGGATTGCGCGAAACACCAGAAGGCGCAATTGACCTTCTCGCCGGAACCATCGATGGCCTGACCGGCACCATCGACTCACTCTAAGGAATCACTATGGCTATTGGAGACACAGCCGCCGCCGCAGGACTACCGCTAGTTCCAGGTACCGCACTCGCGAACACGCTGGAGACCATCGAGAACGAAACCCGAGACATGATCGGGCGTATCAAGTTGGATCACCCGCGCAAGATCACCGTATCCTCCACCGCACCCGCCAGCCCTCAGGCCGGAGATGTGTGGATCAAGGTGGTGTAAGCCATGCCTACATGGAACCAGGCGGCAGGAGCGGCAACGCTTCAGATCAATGCTTCAGCGGGATCAGTAAGTGGTAACTCCACGCTGGTCTCCTGGAGCCTTTACCTGTATTGCTACAACGGCATCTCCCGCAACCTTGATGTCAATGTGCCCTGGTCCGTGAACATCGCGGGCAACGTCTACAGCGGAAACTTCAACTTCGACTTCCGTAACACCACAGCCAAGCTGATTGCCTCCGGCTCTACGTGGATCGGCCACGATGCCAACGGATACGCGCAGATCGGTGTATCCGGCTGGAAGGGTTCTGACGGCGCGTCCGACGTAGGTGACAACGTGACTGTCTCCGGCGTCATGGACCTTCCGCGCATCCCGAAGCCGCCTGTGACAAACGGCGCTCCGGTGGTGTCCAACCTCCTGCCGACGAGCGCGAAGTTCACCTGGCCAGCCAACACCAACAACAACGGTGCGGGCATTGACCAATACCTACTTCGCATCAGCAAGAACAACCCACCGGACGTGAGTCCTTACACCGACTACCCACAGGGTGGCTCCACGCTCACATACACCGTCACGGGCCTCACACCAGGCACCCAGTACTACGCCACGGTTTACGCGCACAACTCACAGGGCTATGCACCGAGGAGCGCCACAACGCCCTTCAAGACCCTCTCCGGTGCCTACTCCTGGAATGGCTCTGTCTGGCAACCGGCAGAGGTCCTAGTCAGGAACACCGCCAACACCGCCTGGGTCACAGGTGAGGTCTTGGCCTACAACGGCACCGCTTGGGTGCCAGCAACATGAGGAACTAGAAATGCCACCCGAGGAATTCGCGACACTACACACCAAGCTGGACTCACTTCAGGAGACCCTGGAGATTCTTGAAGCCAAGGAGAACCGACTCATTCACATGTTGGAGCAGGTACAGCGCAAGCTGGACGTGCCCGCTGTGGTTGTCCCCCGCTTCTCCAAGAGAGTCACCATCATTGCCTCCAGCCTCTTGGGAGTGTGGACTATCGCCATGGGCGTGGTGGTTGTCTCGATCTTGACTCGATGACTCCGCTACTCTTCATGCATGGCTAAGACTCAAGTTGTGACTTACAAGTTCACGGATGACCTCACCGGTGAAGAGATTCCCGAGGATGAGGCATCCACTATCGAGTTCTCGTATGGTGGCACGGATTACACCATCGACCTGAGCGCGAAGAACGCCAAGAAGCTTGATGACTTCCTGGCTCCCTACGTGGATGCCGCCACGAAGGTCCGCAAGTCCGGTGGCTCCGCTAAGAAGTCCTCCGGCAAGAGCGAAGAGTTCCCGAAGTACGACCGTGCCGAACTGACCAAGTGGGCCAAGGAGAACGGCTACGAGGTCTCCGAGCGTGGCCGCATCAGCTACGAGGTCCTCCGCGCCTACTTCCACAAGAACTGA